CTACTGCGGCCAGACGATAGCGGCCAGCGCCGCTTCGTCCTGTGCTTCCGCTATCCTGGTCTTGAGCTGCGCGGCGACCTGGTAGGCCGCCGGTTGCCGCTCTGCCGCCGCCATGGCCAGTCCTACCATCCCATCCGCATCAAGCGTGATGTCGACGCCGTCGACCGACGTCCAGATCACCGTGCACGGCTTTTCCGCGAGCTTGGCGACGGCCGCGAGCTGCGCCATGGAAGCGATCTGGGCGATCGCGCCAGCGTCCGCGCTGAACCGACTGTCTAGATAGACGAACGGCGACGCCAGCACGTCGTCGCGCTTTTGATCGACGGCCACCGTCGCGGCCGCACGCGCACTGGCGATGTCGAATGCCCAGCTCGAACCGTCCCATACGTAGCAACCATCGGGCTTTGGAAGCGCGGTGAACTCGGCCGGCATGTCACCGATGCCGTTCCACGCGCTCGACGAACCGATCTCGTACCGACTGCCATCGGCCTTGCGGTAGATCGGTGTCGACCGGAAGTCCTGGACGACTTCCCACGAGCCGCCCTCGATCGACGTCGCGCGAGCGACGTGGCCGGCCGGCGCATCGGGTGCCGCGTCGAGCATGGCGAATGCCGGCACCTGGCGATCACCGGCCGGCCCGATGTATGCGGTGCTGCTGCCGGCATAGACAAGCGTAGCCGGATCAAAGTGATGAACGGCCACGGCCTCTTTGCTTTCCATACGACCTCACATAACGCGCATGATGAACACGTAACCCGTGCCGCGCTGACGGGTTTCCGTTCCGCCCGCGTTGCTGACCGTCACCGGGTGGGTGTGATCGGGGGCGACACTGGTGTTGAAGTTGTGGACGTGCGGGCCGACGTACGGGATGGCGTGCTGGTGATCAGATGCGGGGCGGATGTCGGCCGAGTCACCCCCGCCAACCGCTTGCTCTTCACCACTGTTCGTCGTATCGCTACCCGTGATCGAGCCGACATATGGCGGCTTCAGGAGGCGCGTGAAGCCATCCGGAGCCGGGTTCCATGCACCAGCAGCACCGGTCAATCCGCCATGATCATGGCCGCCCTGAGCATCAGTCGTGCCGGTATGAAGGTGGCTGCCGGCATTGCCCGTCGACGCCGGGTGATTGTGGGGCTGCATGTCGCCGGCGAGCCAGTCACCGATCGCCGAGCCGCGCACACCGCGTCCGAGATCCGCGCCGTAGATTGCCTCACCACGCAGATCCGGAAACCGGATCGTAGTCGCACCGTCGCCGCGCGAGAACTTCGTACGGTGGATAGGCGAAGCAAGCCAGTCGGCATCATCGACAATGACACCGCTGGCCAGCACGAACTGCGTCATCACCTGGTAGTCGGCCCGCTGCACCGTTTGCCCCATCGCGACGACGCAGTTCGACGGGATACGATCCGGTGTTCCGACGAACGGCACCGGAACGCCAAGCGGCAGGCCCGAGCGCTTCGACAGCTCCAGAATCGCCAGCATTAGCTGCGTGCCGTCGCCTTTGCGCAGCGTGATGCCGGCTTCCTCGATAGCGACGCACAGATTCTCTTGGATGTCGTTCGCTATGTCGGCCGTCAGGTACGTTGCGATCCTGCCAGTAAGCGGATCGCCGCGATCGAAGAAGCCAGGCTTTCCATCGGCCAGAGGGGCCGGCTTGGTCACGACAGCGGTGGCGTGATCGATACGATGCATGAGTGTCTACCTAGGTGGATGCGTGGAACGACGCGTCAGATGACGATGCCGCGCTTTGCATAGAACGCCTGGAGGAACACATACGACTTGTCGATTTCTGCCGCCGTGAGTACACGGTTATAGATGCCGACCATCGCAATGTCGCATGAACCACTAAATGCGTTCACCGCCGATCCGATACGCAACGGCGCGGAGCCGATATCAGGAACGAGACCAGCGGGATGGGCGTACGTTGCAGTTCCGGTCCCGCTCACGCGGATGGACATAGTTTTCTCATCTGACGCCGCTGCGATAAACCTGAACACTCCGATGCCACCGAACTGCGTGACGTCGACACCCATGCCCCCCCCCGTCGACGTGCCGCTCGCACCGTCGTACATTGAATCGTAGAAGTTCAAATTGGTGACATTCGGTGTCACGCCATCGTTCGTTGATACAAGCAATGACACCCCGTCCGAAGATTGGGCAGCGTTTGCAATCCGCGGACTCTTGTAATTCGAAATGAAAACCGGGAGATTTCCACCGACCATGTTCGCCTGCGTCGAGCGAGCGATCAGCAGGAACGTGAACCTAGCGGACTGCTGAACCGATGTTTGGAGGAAGTTTTGCTGGCTATTGAACGATGCATAACGCGATGCAAGCGCGGGGGTCCCGACCACCTGCGAATCTGCTCCACCGATTGCGAGGTTCTTCCCGAGCGGGCCAGCATCGGCACCAAGAAAATGCCAAAGAGCGAGCGACGAATCATAGACGGGCGGCATAAAGCCGATGCTGTTTGACTCGAAGCTAGCGTTCCGAGAGACAAGTGCGAGAGTCATTGGATATACCTCTATCAGTCAGACGTAACTACAAATTGGCCGGCGGCGACCCAGTGATTCATCGGGTATGGGTGGCCGAGTAGACTTGCGATGTTCTCCGTTGGTCCCATCGCGTGGTTATCCGCGTAGTAATAGCTTTCCAATGCGTGCAGGTCATTACTGTCTTGCAGGCTGGCGCGGCCGAAGTTGTTTGCCGCATCGGCGATGCGGATCATCAGCGAACCATTTGGATTGCGCGGCAGCGTGAGCAGGACTTGGGTTTCCGACACGATCTCAATGTCGGTCGCCGTGAATGCACCAATCGAGTCGATAAACGAAAATCCCTTGTTCGGTAGATCCACGAACGTGCCCGTGCTATTGAGCTCCGCATAGAATGGCAAACCGAACTTTATTGGAGGAGCCGGAACAGTGAAGTCGAGCAGGACCGTCCGACCGCGCCGCGTTGCCTTGCGCAGACTCAATGGTTGCCAGTCCTCACCGCGCAGCATGCGGAACGCGACCTCACCGAAGTGACATCCGAACCACCGCGCACCGTTGGCGGTGAAGTGCCAATCTGGTTTGACCGGATACGGGTATTCCGGACACGCAAGCCGAATGTTCTCGTTCTCCTGGCTAAGTTCGAGTTGAGCGGTACCGATCGATAAGTTCGTCTCGTCTCGCGTGAAGCCTGCACCGGTCTGCCCGAGCAACGTGATGAACGGAAGCTTTTGACCAGTGATCGCCGCGATGTCCGATTGAGCGTCGCTGATGAGCCTCAGAAGAAGCGTTTTGTATGCCGCACGATCCTGAGTTGCGCCGTTGCCGAAACCGTTCGCGCCGTAGTAGTTCCATTCGCCCTGGTTGTAGGTGAACAAAGTCACGCCACACGTCTTACCCTGAGCGGTGGCTATCGCTTTAATCTGCGATACCGCATCCACGATCCGATCGTACAAATTCGGGTTCGCGCCCTTCGATAGATCCTCGACCGACTTTCCGTCGACACCACAATTCACCACAACGAACTGCGGGCCAGCATCGTCGGATTGGTTCGCTGCGCGAGCCATCATTATCTTTAGAAACGCAGCTTCGGACTCACTAAGCGACTCTCCCCACCATACGCCACCCAGTTGCGAGGTGAGTGGGCTAACGTCCTCAATGATCTGGCCGTTGCTGTCCTGCGTGCACGATTGCAGAGGCTTCAGCTCAGATGCGCCGCCCGTGGGTATGAACTGAGTCCCGCTTGCGACGTTTGCTGGTCGGATCGAGCCACCTAACATGAACAGACCGGCCGCTCGCAGCACGGTCGATAGACCAGGGAAAGCACGATAACCGTTGCAAAGCGACTGTCCGTAGGTGATCAGAATGTTGTAGTCGAACACTGGCCGCTGGAAATTTGTCATCAGGCGGGACTTGATGGCCTGCGAGTACGTCAGATTCTCCGCGTTCCTTGCATCTATCTCAGCCCGCGTATACACCGCCCCGGATGGAGGCAGCTCGGCGCCGATTACGCCACGTGGCGTCAGAAACGTTCCATCAGGCATATCCATGCGCACGATGAATCCATCCATGTCCATGGAGACACCCGTTGGGATACTGCCAGCGATTGCGGGCCACTCGATCCAGCGCGTACCACCCTCTGGCCGGAACATCACACCGCCATCCATTTCCAAGGAGGAAATGAAGTTTTCCTCATCCACCACGATCCGCGTGACTTCAGTACCGAAGATTGCGCGCCAGGCGCGCGTGCCTATCGGCCAATTGACCGTCCGCCATGCACCATTGGCCTTTACCTCGTCCAACACATAGCCATCCTCGTCGACGCGACGAAATGCTGTATCTGGATCGACATATGACATATCTACCGCCAATGCAATCTGCGCCGACGGATATTCAGCGATCAAGACCGAGTGGCTAGCGTCGATGCGGCGATATTCAAGCGCTGCAATCTTGTCGCCATCACCTTGCACCTTGAATGCTTGACCGTCCGCCACAGCAGCGCGACCAGTCGGCTCATCCGCATAGACACCAGGCTGAATCAGAGCTGCCACGCTCGCGGCCTGAGCAGCAGCTGCGCTCGATTCCGCTGACTTAGCAGCGGACGCTGCCAACGAATTTGAAATAGTTGCGGCGTCAGCCGATTCGGCGGCTGCGTTCGCTGCTGCGATAGCCTCTTGCGTTACGGGCGCAGCCTGCCCCGCGAGCGGTGCGACAAACTCGGCCAAATCTTGAGCCGTTCCCGCGAACGTCTCGCCGTCTCGGACGATGGGTAAAAGTTCTCGACCGTTGAACGTGCCGACCCTCTGTTTTTGTGAGAGTCGCGTGGTGCCAGTGTCAGCCATATCAGCTCATGTCCAGATATTGATCGTCTTCCGTGAGAAGAAAGCCATCGCCTTCTTCGAACAGGAAGAGATTGGGGTTTCCGCCGTAGTTGAAAATCAGCACGATGTGCGCCAGTGCGATGCGCCGCATGACTGATTCGAGCAGCGCGTTGCCGTATGGCTGGTGATCGGCACGCGCGTTGATCTGAAGCGCATACATCCAGTCGTCCCCATACAGGGGCTGCTCAACAGGACTCTCGACCTGGAACGGATGAAACTCGGTGAAGGAGATGCTGTATCCGAGCCGGAGTGCGGCCCACACCATCACATCACGCGTGAATTCGCCGGTCTCGTTGATCCGTTGAATCAGCGATGCGAGGCGCAGCTCGATCGACTGGTTCGCGCCAAGCGAAGGATCGGGCAGGCCATACACGCGCTCCCACGACGCCAACATCGACACGTCGCCGTCCGGCGTGATCGCGTCGAGCGTGGCCAGCCCGTTGGCCTGCGCATCGTCGAGTACCTTTCCCTCGGCCGCCAATGCGGCCGCAATGCGCTGGGCGGTGCTGTCGTAACTCGTCGGCGGCAGCAGGAGCGCGAGAAGCGTGGCGTGCTTCATGCCATGTCCTCGATCGTGATCAGCCCGAGGCGCGCCCACTGAACAGCGGATGCGTCGATGACGGTCGACACGTTGCCGGCCGGCGTCACGAAGTTGCGGTCGACGATGCCGTTTGCGTCGGACACGATGCCCTCAAGCTTCGACTTCACGACAGTCGCACCAGGTACGAGCGAGTCGTAGTAAGACGCGAACTGCGGCGTGATCACGGTCTTCAACGTGTCTTTGTCGACGCCTTCCAGCTTGACCTGGATCACGTGGTCGACCACAACCAGTTCCGGGGCGAAGACGCTGATCCCGCGACATGCGCCTGGCCGGTTCAGATTGATGTTGAGCATGACTGCGTCGATCTCGTCCTGGCTCGGCAGTGCGTTGCCGCTCACCACGACGACATCGATATGACCGACTGCCGTACGATGGGGATACACATACGCGGCCGTGATCCCAGGCACTTCGAGCGCCCAGCGCCGATAGTCCGAAAGCTTCCCCGAGCCGGGAGGATTGCGCAGCCGGTCGAGCAGGCGCGAGAGCAACTGACCGTATGTCTCGGTTTCGAGGCCGCCCGTCATCGTCAGCAACGTGGCTTGACTCTGCAGGCCGGACGGAACCGACATGAGCTGCACCGAAACTGGACTGGCGATATTGCTCGCCGAGCCAGTGTCGTTGGCTGCCACTGTGACGACGGTCGTTCCGTCCGCGCCGATTGCTCCGGATGACGTCGTCGTGTAGCCCAATGCGCCGACGTTAAAACGCAGGCCGGACGGAACAGCCGTTGTAACGGTTCCGAACACCTTCAGCGTGCCGCTCGCAGCAACCGCCGGCTTCAGCGACATGCCGTAGAGTGCGGCGTGGCGCAGCAAGTATTCCGGGTCGGCGCTGTCGGGGAATATCTGTTTCGTCTGCCACTGCTGATAGGCATACAGCCCTTCGACAGCACTACCGACGCCGCTTGCGCGCACGAAGTAATCGGAATCCGAGCCAGTGTCCGCTTCGGGAAGCTGGTTCAAAATCTCCCGCAACTGATCGGCTCGAATCTCGTCCAGGCTCTTGACTACGGCTGCCATCAGGACACCTTTACCGGATGCTTGAAATGTTGAACGTCACCGGTCGCGTCCGTGACGGCGATCAACAGCACCATCCAGCCAGGCTGGAAGTCCGCGGTGGTGACAGTGATGTCAGATGCACGACGATCGTCGAGGAGCTGCTGCAGCGCCTGCTCGGCGTACTGCACTGCTAGAGCACGCACGCGTGGCGTGTCTTTCTCGCGTTGGAGTTCGTGCAGGCGCGATCCCAGATTGGGATCGGCCCAATAGGAGCCGAGTGGCGTTTGAAGTCGGAGATACACCGCGTTCGCGAGCGATTGCGTGCGCGTGCCGGTGTAGTCTCCAGTCGTCGGGTCGAGAAGCGCGTCCATGCGTCGATTGTCGCGAGCATGGACGGTTGAAACGCGTGGTTGGCTGTCCCTGGGACGGTTAGAGCGGCTCGTCCGTTACGCCATCGTCGTACGGGTGCTTGTGGTGGACGAGGCTCTTGCCAGCGGCGGTCACATCTTGTGAGACCTTCATGCTGCCGTCGACCTCGACGCCGTCGCCGCCTGATACAGACATGCCGCCCTGGCCGGTGATCTGTTCCTTGACGTTCAGCCGCTGCGCCATGTTGACGATGGGTGTGTCGATGTTCACTGCCGTGGCCGCCTTGATGTTGAGCGTCTCGGTTGTGATGTCGATGACTCGACCGCGCCGCAGAACAATCGAATCGCCCTCATCGGTGTAGATCGCGACTTCGCCTGGCTGCAGGCCCGCGAGACGGTACGACGCGTGTTCGGTGGCCACGATCACACTGTGGCTCGTCTTGCCACCGAGCGGCACGACGACAGCCATCGATCCTGCAGGCGGATTGGAAGTTATTCCATAGTGCTGGAACACTTCCACGTCGGGCGTTGTCTCGCCTGCAAGCCCGTCGACCTGGGCGAGCTGCACAGGCGTGTCGCTTGCACACAGCGAGATCACGGCCCGGTATGCCTGGCGCACGCCCGCAAAAGCGCGATCGATCTGTTTCTGGACCTCGCGAATCATTGCTTCGACTCCGTCGTGTTGCCGCTCGCATCCGTCGTGATGATCGACAGCGGGCCGCTTTCCTTGTGGCGATGCTTGCGCTTCGTGTGCGGATGCGCATCGAGCACCCATACGCCGTCTTCTTTCAGCGTGAGCGTCGTTCGCGCGCCGACCTCGCGACCACCCTCGAACCGTCGCCCCATCAGAAAGTAGATGGCGTCGATGCCGTATTCCTCCCATACGATGTGGACGCGCTGCCCTGGCTTCCACAACGTGCCGCCTGCGGTGCGATGACCCTTGACGACCGCTTTCAGCGTATGCGCATGGAGACGCGAATCCGAGATGATCTTGCGAGCTCGGGCCGTGACTGCGTCGAGGTTCGGTGCGTCATGGTCGACGTAGACCTTGGGGCGGTAGACCAACACCTCCGAATCCTTGACGGTCGCCTTCAGCGCGTTTTTCCCGCGCTCGGCACGGCTGCCGTGCGATTGGGCGAGCACGGTCACGTCCGAGTAACGTTCGGCGATCGACTGATCTTCGTCGAACGATTCCACGTTGTTGCCAACACCGTCGTTACGCATGATCAGTTTCGCGACAGGCGGGGCGTTATAGTCCGGGCCGCCGATAACCAGCGTGCCGTCCGGATCGAACCACGGCCACAAGCCTTCGCCCTCGGCCGCATGCACCAGGGCGTCCCATGCGGTATCGCCTGGATCGACAGATACCTTGTCCCAGGCGGGGATCTCTTTCGCGGTGTCGATTCGGACCTTGGTGATACCGAGCGGCCGCACGATGCTCGCGACAACGTCGTGAAGCGTGACTTGCTTCGCGGTAAAGATGGGCGCGGAGCAATCGCGAAGGATCGCCGCCAGATCCCGGCCGTTGATCGAGAGCGTCTTCTGCGTCTTGCTGGTACGGCGGCGGATCGCGTCGACGTAGCCGACGAGCACGGTCTCGGAGCCGACCTTGACCTGCACGGGCTTACCCGCTGCGATCGACGCCGGCATGGGACCGTTTGGTTTCGCCAGGCGTACTTCCCACGCATCGGCCGGCGTGAGCAGGTCCGAGTCGATCGTGTAGGCCGTCCATTTGCTATGGACGTGACCGCCGATCAGGACCGATACGGTGTCATCTTGCATAGCCACGCAGCACGTCTCCACGGTTGACGAAGTTGGGATTGCGGATGCCTGGATTGAGGCGCATCAGCTCGGCCGAGCGCGAATAGTCTCCGTACCAGCGGAACGAGATCAACGTCAGGTTGGACGGCGATTCGATCGTTCGCGACACGATCGGTGGCAACTGGTCGATCACGTCGACGGCCAGCTCCTGAACCGCCAGCGCCGTGTCTTTCATCGGCTCGACGACGGGTCGATAGTCGACGAGCGACAAGGTATCCCGCGTGTCGTCGATCGCATCCTGCAGACGTGAGCGCGTGTCGTTCGAGATCGACTCGATGTCGTCCGGCGTCAACGTCGGTTTGTCCAGCTCGTTCGCCAGCACGTCCGACGCGATGCCGGCCAGCGTCGTGGCGACCACTGCGCTGACCAACGTAGAGACCATCGCAACGTCGGCCGGATCGGCATCGCGCGATCGCGACGCGGCTGCGATCGACGCGTTACCGGCCGCCGACGGGGGCGTGCCTGGAATCGCTACGGACTCGCCGGACGAAGCCGACGCCGGCAGCTTGACGATGGTGTCCATCTGCGACAACAGGCCGCCCCAGTCCGACATGACAAGCCCCGCGTCGAACGCGCGGAAGTCGGTGACGCCGCTGACCAGGCCGATCAGATCGCTCGCGAATGCACGTGGAAAATCGACGTAGTCGAGGACCGTCGACCGGAAGCCGGTGACGAGACTGCGGATCGGACCGAGCGTATCGGCCATCAGGTCGCGCAGCGCGTTGAGACGCCGCAGACCGGCTTTCGACGACTTCAAGGCATCCATTGCCGTGGCAAATGCGCTCACGCTGTTGTCTTGTGCGGTCTGCGCGACCTGGGCGGTAGCGTCTGCACGTTGCGTCGCGACTTCACCCGTGAAGAATGGATTCCCCGGATTGGCCTTCGCAAAACGCAGCTCGACCTGGCATGCGTCGACGTTCTCAGCCGTGTGAGATACGTGGCCACCGAGGAATTGCATGCTCGGCATGCTGCCGAACACCGGATGCACCAGCTCGCCCGGTCCGGACTGCGAGATTGCGTTTAAGAATGTCTTCAGTCGCTCTTCGTAGTCGTCGCCGAAGAAGATCGCGGTAAGCGAAGTTTCGCGCGCTTTTTGTCCCAAATCGACGATGTCTTCGCCGTCGACGTAGGGATACGCGTAGCGCGCGACCTCACGTTCGATCGGGTCGTCGGTACGCTGAACGTCGAACACGATCCCACGAAACGATGCGTCTTGGAGGTTGTCTTTCCACGCCATGTCAGTTCCTCAACGCGTTCTTCTGGTTGGCCGTGGTAACGAAGTCGAACAGATTCTGGCCTTCGAGGTTGAGAGAGATATGCGCCTCGACGACAGGGGTTTTCTCATCTTTCTTCTGAGCAAAGATTGCGTCACCAATCATCTTGCCGAGGCGTTCGCCAAGGTCATGACCGAAGTAGCCCGCGACAGCACCGACGCCTGCACCGATGACGTTACCGAAGCCTGGCACAACAGAGCCCGCCGCAGCGCCGGCCATCAGACCAGCGCCCATGCCGGCGAGGCCACCGATTGCACCGCCGGCCGCGCCAACATAGCCGGCCTTCTTCTGATTGGGTGTCATCGAGACGTCGTTCGAGATCGAATACGCTTCGAATCCGCTCGCACCTATGCCGATCGCAGCACCGACCGGGCCGAACGAACGCGCCATTCCGCCCAGGCGCGCGCCGAACGAGGCTACACCGGCTGCACCGGCCCCTACGGCGCCAGCGACACCGGCACCTGCCGCGACGCCGCCTGCAGCACCAGCCGCGCCTGCGCCGCCGCGAACCAGCGCGAGAAACGCAAGCGGCGTGAGCGCTGCTGTCAGGGTTCGCATGCCAAGCGTCGTACCTTCAATCGCGGCGGTCAGCTCGGGATATTTCCGCGCGTAATCGGTCAGCTTCGTAGCTGCATCTCCGAGAGATCGATCGAGGCCGCCCATGATGTTTTGTTGCGCGATCACACGTTCGTTGTTGAGCTGATCGGCCTTGAACGAGGGCGTGTTGGCGATCATCGCGAAGTTGCTATCGACGGCCATCGTCGCGTCGAATACCTGGGATTCGACGCGCTTGCGGTAGTCTTTCTGGCCCATGTACGCGACGGCCGCGCCGAGCGCCTGGCGATCGTGAATGATCTTTCCGATTGACGTGCCTTCCAGCAGTTGGATCTGGCTCTCCATGATCTCTTTGCGCTGGCTCTCGGGCGCGGTCGCGAGCTTCGTCTTCAGGCTCTGATAGCGCTTGTCGCGGGACATCACGTTTTCGAGGATGCCGATGAACGCGTCCAGTGCGTTCACACCCTTGGCCCGCGATGAGGCGAGACTGCCCGTCAGGTCGATGCCAAGTTTCTTCGCTTTGATCTGCGTGTCCTGCGAGTTCAGTTTCTCGAGCAGGTTGACCAGGTTGTTCCCAGCCTCGTCTCTCGTGCCAGCCGTAATCACCGATGCCTGGTTGGCAACGACGAGCTTGCCGAAGTCCTGCAAGCCCGACATTCCGGCGAGCTTCGCCATAGCCATCTGCTGCGGCAGCCATTTCGACATATCCCTCAGTTCAAAGCCACCGGCCTGACCACCCTTGAGTGCCATGTCGAGCGCACGCGGGATGTCCGCTTCCTTGATCTTGAAGTTTTGCATCGCGCGAATGGCGATGTTGCCGAGTTCGTTCGGGTCTGCACCGGTGGCCGTGGCGTACTTCTGCAAGGTCGGGAGCATCGACATTGCAGTTTTGTCGCTGACCGCACCTGACGCAAGTAGGTTGTCCAGCGTGTCGGCTGCCTGCTCACGCGATCCGCCGCCCGACCGCACGGCAGTCACAATCGCGTCGTTCAGCTCACCCATACCCCGACGTCGACCGGCGACGTCGCGATCGGAAAACGCCGTGTTCGCCATCATGGCGAGCCGCCGGTCATAGGCCATTGTCTCGCGCACGGCGGGAGCAGCGACCATCGCGCCGGCCGCCGCTCCTGCGACTGCGGCACCTGCCTTCCATGCCATCCCGATTCCGCGACCCGTGCGGGCCAGCGCGCTTTCCTGTTGCTGGACGCCACTCAGCTCGCGCCGCAGATCTGCGACACGGGCATTCAGTGCCGCGAATGCTCGTGCCTGTTCATTGGTCGACGAGAAGCCGGCGCGCGCGAGACGGTTGTACGCCGCGATCGTCTGATCGATCTCGCGACGAATAGTCTGTTCCGATCGGATTTCGAGTTGCTGGCGGGCGTTCGCGAGACGTTGCGACGATGTCAATGCGTTGCGATCGGCACGCGCTTGTGCTGCCTGCGTTTGTTGGATGTTGCGCTGGACTGTCTGTTCGGCACGCGTGGATTGCGTCATCCGAACGTCGTACAGCATGCGGCTCGACATCACCGCAACACGCGACATATCCGTGTATGCCTGTGCCGTTTGTTTAACGCCGCGCTGGACGTTGCGCTCGGCTTGCTGAGACGGTGCGGAGACCTGGTCCCGCATCCGCACTGTCATTCCAACTTCGAGATCACGGGACATAGGTCAGGTCTTCTGTTTCGATTGCTTGCGACGCAAGCTCTTGATGGTGCGTGCTTCGGTATGCTGGCCGCCACGCTTCGGAGTCTTGCCGCGAAGCGTGGCGACTGCGTCGAGATAACTCTCCAGCTCGACTTCGGTCAGCTGCCGGAACCGCTCGTCGCTGATGCCGTGCTGGCCGAGGATGACGGAGGCAAGTCGGAGGGGGCGGAGCCGGGCTTCAGCGACTTTCGCTTTTTTTTGAGCCGTTCCTGCGCGGCAAACAGCATGTCGTAATCGCTGTCGATGGCCGTGTCGATCAGCTCGGTCGTGATGGCTTCGGCCGGGATCGTGCCGAGCGACACGATGCTGCGCGCCAGCACCGCCACGTTCACGCGCATGTTGCAGACACCGCCGCCGATGATGGTCGGCTCTTCGTAGGCGGCGACATTGTCGGCCACCGTCGCGAGACGCAGTTCGAAGTCGTAGTGCAGCTCACCGCTGTCGGCCGGATACTCGATACCGTAATCCAGTGAACCCGTTTCCGTCAGTTTCATTCTTCCACCCGTCGAGTCGAGAAAATCGAAAGATCACGGCGCGCTTCGTTGTCGGCCGTGTACTGGTCACCCATGTCGATCGTGACGCAGTCCTGGTAGCTCACACGCTTGCCACCCGGCGACACCGGGAAGATGGTCAGCTTGCCGCCTTCCATGTTCCACCAGTCGATCTCATCGCCCGACAGCGGGATCACGACCGTGACCTTCATTTCGTGCGACTCGATCCCGCGTGCGAATCCCTTAACGCGACCGGTGCGGTTCATGGTCGGCACCGGCTTCTTGCCGGTCTTCGAGGTCGGGCTAACCGACACGACCTCGGCTTCCTTGCCGTCGACTTCGAGCACGATCGCGCCGACGTATTCTTCCAATGCCATGGCTGGCTCCTATCGTTATAGAACGCTTTCGATCAGAGGATCAGATCGATCCGGCCGGCGAACACATGCAGCCCGTTCACAACGTCGCACGGGATCGCTGCGTTCAACTGGTTCTTGTTCTGCCCGTCACGCTCGACGATCAGCTTGTTGGCGTTCGCCTCGACGTTCTCGACGATCTCCAGCTCTTCGAGTTTGTACAGAACGTCGAGCAGTTCGCTGCGAACCTTCGGCGGCGTCTTTTCCGACAGCTTCTCGCGCGGAAAGCGCAGTGCGATACGCTGCCGACACGCCTTGCGCACGTAGTCCATCGTCCGGATGGTCGTCAGGTCGAGCAGCGCCGGATCGTCGATCCCTTGCGCATCCTTCGTGTACGTGGTGACAGCGCGGACGATCTGGACGACGTTGCCGGGACCGACTTCGAACGGCGTGACGCCGTTGTGCAGCGCCGATTCCTGTTCGGTGCGACCCGCCCAGGCGGTCACGGGCGTCACGTCGAGGCCAGCGAGCGGGAGCGTGTTGAGCGGTCGCGCCGGATCTTCCTCGCTCGCGACCACGGCGGCATAGGCCGCGCCGATCTCCGCCGGCAGCGCGACCGATCCCGGATACCAGCCGAGCGAGATGCGACCTGCGTTGAGCTGGCCCGCGAGGGTGGTATCCGTCGCCAGCGTGACGCCCGATCCGATCGCCGCGATCGCCGGCCGTTGTTCGAGCGCATGCGAGATTGCGTCGAGGTGCGTGCGCAGCTTCGTCAATGCCTCTTGCGTCGGCGTGCCGAGCGAATACACGTCGTAGGTGGCCCCGAAGACGGCCGCGAGAGCGGGCGCGATGTCGGGATCGTTCAAGCCACCGGCAAATGGGACGATTGCGGCCGAGACACCGGCCGCCTGGCCGAGCTGCGACACGGCGATCGAATTGCCAGCCGTGCCCTTGTTCTTCGCCGTCAGCGTCAGCGTGCCATCAACCGCGGCTGCAGTGACCGGCAGCGATGTAGCCTGTGCAATGGCCGTCACGAAGCTGGCGGCGACGTCTGCGGCGGTCGCGGCCGCAGCGACTGCGACGTCGACGCGGTCGAGGCCGATGAACAGCGCGTAGGCACCGTCCGCAGTCGCCGGCCCGGAAAACGTCACCGTGGCTTTCGCGACCACGCCGGCCGCCGCATCGTCGATGCCGATCACGGTCAGCGCGACATACGGATTTGCCTTCATCGCCGCGACGGCTGCGCGATGTGCGAGCGAGCCGGCACCGAAGTACAGCGCCGCCTGGTCGCCGGAGAAAACCTGCGTCGGGACGAGCGCCGCGATCTGGCCGGCAGCGATGCGCTGCCCGAGCAAGATCACTTTCTGCGCGTTGGTGGGAAGCGTGCGGACGGCCAGCTTCGTGTTGAACTCGAAATACTTGCCGGGTTTCAGCAAGCTCGACGGGATGGTGTCAAAACTGATATTCGCGCTCGACACAATCAGACTCCTTTCGCGGATTTTTTGGCACCCGCATCCGTGGCCAGAGCGGGATCGTCGGCCGGCTCGGCAGCGGCCGGGGTTTCGGTCGCCTCGATCGGCACGTCCTGGCGCACCAGGTCGCCTTCGGCGACACGGCGCATGTAGTACGCCGACTCAGGGACGTCGACAGCCTGGCTGTCGGTGACGTACTGGCGCGGCTTGCCTTCCTTCGGGACGCTGAGTCCGGCCTTCGCAATAACTTTCATGGTTGCTCCTGGTTCATCTGTACGAGGTCTTGTGCATCGGCCGGCCGGTCGGTGCCGGGTTTGAGGAAGTACGACAGCAGCGTCGTTTCCCAATCCGGCGTGGGCGGGTCGATCTGACCACCGTAGTCTTCAAACACCTTGCCGAGCGGCCCTTCGGTTGCGCCTTGCGGGAACGCGCCAACGAACAACGTGTCTTCGATCCAAGCTGTCCGGAACTCCAGCGCGTAGACGGACATCGCATCGCCACGCACCTGCGTATTGAAGAGGGTGCGAATCGGACCAGGCGCGAAATGCCGGATCGGCAAACCCATGTCCTGCTGATTGAGCAGATGCCGCACGCACGAGATCAGCAGGTTGGTGCCGACCTCGGCCTTGGCTGGACCACCGTGACGACTGGACTCTTCGCTGCGCACACTGCGCGCACCGACCATCACGACGAAGGTCGCTTCCGACTTCCACTTCGATCGACTGGTGCTGTGCGGATCGGTGCGCGGAACGCCGCCGAACGTGACCCATGCGGCCGGGAAGCGCCGCACGACCGAATCCAGCTCGTCACTGTCGAATTCACCGCCGTAGGTCTTGACCTCGGACACCATCTTCCCGAGACCACGCTTCAGGCGATCGACCATCGCCAACTCGACAGCCGTGATGATCGGTACATACGCGCCGGGCGTCGTATCGGCCATCAGAATGCCCCTCGATCACGTGACGAGAAAATCCGCGTGCCTTGCTCGAAGCGGATCGTGTTGCCCGGTTGCACGGTCGAGCCGGCCGGGTCGACACCGAGCGTGACCGTACCGTCCGCAGCCATCGTGAGGAACTTGATGGCGTCGCGGTAGCGGTTGCGGATCTCGTCGGTATCCCGCGCCTCTGCGCCGACCAGGCGATAGCGGGCGATGTCGCAGCACAATCCAGCCAGGAAGCGCGGCACGGCAGTGATCGGCAGGCGGTACCGTGCGGCGAGATAGGTGTCCATCTCAGCCGCCGCATCCTCCAGAGCACGCGCGAGCAACGCCGAATCAATCTCGCCCAGGCGTTCGCGATCCGTGAGCGCGATGACTTCCATGCTCCCGAATCGGCTCACCATATCGTCCTGAGTGGCGTAACCCATGGCTTACGACTTCCGGCCCTGGCTGGCTGCCTTCGCGCCTGCGGTCGACTTCTCTGCCGCGTCGATCGCGGCCTGGCGCTCGTCGAGCTGGCGCTCGCGTTCGTTCAGCTCGTTTTCACGCGTGACCTTGCTGGCATAGGCCGCGTCGAACTCAGCGGCACGGGCTTGCTGATCGGCGACGGCGTCTCGCAGGGCCGCTTCGCGAAGGTCGAGTGCCGCCTCGCGCTTCTGCAGATCCGCCTCGATGTCGGAGAGTGCGAGCGCGCGCTTCGCGTCGTCCTCGCTGACCTGGAGCGTCAGCGTGTCGGCGTTGGCCAGGTGACGCGTCACGTGGTCCGCGTCGTGGTGCGGGAGCCGCTTCGCTTCCGCTTCGTCGAGTTCCGTTGCCGTGTGGACCACCACCAGAGACTTGTCCTCGGTGATCGCACGGTATGCGTCCGGATGAAGCGCCGCCAGCGCGATGGTTTTCGGCGTGCGGATGAAAACATAACCAGCTCGACGAAAGGTGTCCGCCTTCGCGGCCACCGAAATGGCCGGGTGTTTCTGCTTTGCCATGACCTGTCCTATATGTATACGTGTCGCGTAACCGGAGCCCACCATTCGCCGCAGCTCCGGGACTGTCTGCCTCCGCGCTTATCGGCGTCGCGCGGCCGTTCTCAGGGGCGAGGTGTTACTGCGGGATCGGGCCGTCGCCGGTCGAGCCGGCCGCGAGCTGCCAGAAGCCGAAACCGCCGGCCGCGCGCGCTTCCGCACCGAACTTGAACTTCTTGCGCATGAACACATCGTCCGCTTCCGGGTCGACCTGCTGCACGAACACCGGAGCCTTGCGCTCCTGATACACGAACGGCTTGATCGGCTTGGTCGTATCGAGCAGGAACCACGCCGTATCGGACAGCAGACGCGCGTCGCACACGACCTTTGCCGTGCTCTTGTACGGGTTCGGCATGCCGTCGTTCAAGCGCTCGTTCGTCATCAGTGCGTTGGCCGTGTCTTCGAGCGCAGGCGGGACGAGCAAGATGTTCGGCGTGATGTTCAGCGGCCGGCCTTCGTCGTCCTGCACCTTGCGCATGGAGGTGCGCACTACGCCATAGGTGGCGCGCGCGGCAGCCTGGCCGGCGATCGACAGCGGCAGCGCGAACCGATTGGAGGTCACGCCACGCCCGACCGGATGATCGGTATCGAAGAAATACTGACCGTCGTAGCAGTTCTTCTCGAACGCCTGATTGACCAGCTCGTAAATAATCTCGTCGGGCAGTTGCTTGGCCGAGTAGCCCGCTTGTTGCGCTTGCGGCGCGTAGATACCGAGGCGATCGTCTTCGATGTCGTTGCGGTCGACCTCGACCGTGGCCTCGAAGTCGTCGTTGACGACGGTGTAACCGTGCGCCTTCAGCGCCTTGACGTTCTTCTCGCCGATCCACTTCGCCATCTTCGGGAAGCGATCGAGCCACGCGTACAGCTCCTCGCGACCGCTCGACGGCACGAGCATCGCGATTTGCTGCCACGTCGACGGCGCGCCCTCGAAGTTGTTGTTGAAGATGGCCTGCAGGCCGATGAAGATCTGATTGATCGATTGTGCGTTGACCAGCATGGTTGCTCCTGTTATTGAACCCAGACGCCATCGGCGTCGACACCGACGACGATGCCGGCCTTCGAGCGCGTGGCGCCGCCGTCCGTGGCAGCTACCGTCTGGTTGTCGACGACGAAGCACGGCTTGCCGAGCTGCGCCTGTGTGACGGCGTCGGTGCCGAGGTTTTCCCACTTGAACGCCTTCAGGCGGCGAACCAGGACGGTCTTCGCGCCATCGGCACCGGTCGAGTTGTCGACGTACTGCTCGGCGCGGCCGAGGTAGGTCAGGTCGACAGCCGTCGCGCCTTCAACTGCGAGGCCGCCCGCGCTGGCGCAGACGATGACGCCGGCCAGGATCACGGTGTTTGCCTTCACGGGGACGCCGATGGTTTCACCGTCGTGATACGGGGTGTTGCGATCTTGGGTCGTTTTGCTCACTTCGCACCTTCCTTGGCCTTGGCATACGCTTCCGGCGTCACGCCGAGCTGACGGCAGACCGCCAGTTCGCCATCCACCGTCGTGGTCACGGTCACGTTGACGCCGCTGGCTTCACGGCCACCGGTCTGCGTACCGCGCAGCGCAGCGATCGGCGTCGCCGTGTCCAGGTATTGCTTGAGCTGCGCGAAGTTCGACTTGCCCAGGTCACGCGCCCACGACTCCTGGGCCGGCAGCAGGCGGCCGTCCGACAGTGCCGCCGTGACCACGCCGTCGACCTGGCCTTGCTGCGACTGGTTCGTCAGCGTCGCAACCTGGTCACGCAGCGCATTCATCGTCTCGATCGGCACGTACTTGGCCGGATCGGGCGTCGCGTTGGTGAGCGCGGCGATGCGATCGCCCTGCGAGGCCAGCACGGCGCGTGCATCGACGGGCGCGGCATCGGTCGCGCCGAGCACCTTCGCAAAGGCAGTGGCGGCGGCCGTTGCCTCCTGCTCGGTGGCCGTCGCCGGCAGGTTGAAGATCAGCCGCAGCGCGGCCAAAAGCTCTTTCATCGAAAGCTCCTCAGAGGAATGGGCCGGCGCGTCGCGTCCGGCAGGGGGAAATTCGGGGGAAGCCAGGCGGGATGCTGCAGCGAGCATCACCTCATCCATGCCGTCGAGCGCTGGGTTGTTGGTCAGCGCGGCGTTGATGAGCTGCAGGACGTTGCCGTTGGCGTCGTAGGTGAATACCGGCGAGATGAACCGGTATTCCTTCGCCTCGACAAAGGCCGAGGCGCGTGCGGTCCATTCCACGTCAGTTGCGTAAAGCCCTTGGCCTTCGCGCCACTCGACCGTCTTGATCCAGGCAGCGGCCGGCGCGGGCGTGCCGCTTGTCGCGGCCGACAGCGTCTGGTGTTCGTAGTCGAGCACCATAGGCGTCTTGCGGGCGGCCATTGCCGCGACCAGACGTTTCGCGCCGTCCGGCGTCACGCGCCAGGCGTCGCATTCAGCGGGCCGGCCATCGTTCGCACGGAAGTCGCCGGCCGGCAGCAATTGCACCGTGCCTGAACCGGGCGTGATCTCCAGCGAAAGGGAGGCGAAGAAGAACTTGTCCATGCCGCCATGGTGGCGACCGGGACGATCGGAAATAAGTGGATTGCCGTCCCTGGGACGGACTACTCGCGCGATGCGGAGGGGAGTTGCCGGGAGCGAATGCCCCTGCGAGCGATTTTAACGGGGGTTTAACGGCCCCGCCGACCCCGACTGGGTACATCGGGGCCGCCAAGGGGCCAGAGCGGCTCTAATCGGCTGCGGATTACTGGTCGATCAATCGGCGCAGGTAGGCCGAGATTTCCATTTCGATTTCGACATTGTCGGCTTCGGTCAGCATGAGGAACGGGCGCGCCGGAATCTTGATCGTCCAGCCCTGCGTGCGGGTCCATTTGACGACCTTGACCCGCTTGTGACCGTTCTTCGCAAACACGGCCAGGTGCGGATGATCGGCCTGCCGAAGCAGCGCGCCGTTGCGATCCTTGCGCAACCGGACGTAGCCGGACATGGGATGGCGCTGAATCGAGCCGCCGAACTGGTGGATCGCCGCGTATACAACATTGGTGCCGACGCGGGCCGATGTTGCATCATGCTTCGGAGTGACGCTGGCGGCCAGCCTGCCGGAACGTTGCAGTATCTTGCCGGTCCCGGCTTCCTCGCGTCTGCGTTTCAGGGTCTTCGGGCTGAGACCGAGCCATGTCGGTCGACCCTGCTGCGCGAAGTTCTCTTCGACGGCACCCATCATCGATTCTGCAATCAGGGCGGTAATCGGCGAAGCGTCACGCATCAACGCCCGGACGCGCGCCATTGCCGCGTCGAATCGCGACTCGTCGATCTCAATTTCGATCATGCTGGTGGCCATACGCTACGCTCCCTTGTGTCGACGGTAGCGCAGGAACGTGCCACGCACCGTGTCCAGGTAGGCGCGACGCTCGTCGTCAGACGCGCCGATATCGGTCGGAAATGTCACGTCACCCGTCCAGCCATCCTTTCCCTGGTCGAACACCGCCACGCCCCAAGCGCCGGCCTCGCTCTGCAGTGTCTGGACGTACCGGCGGCGCAGAGACCATGTGCCGTCGAGCTGGGCCCAGCCGAGCCAGATCTCGTCGGGTTCCTTGATCGCCTGCGCGAGCAGCGCCATGTCCCGGCCCCGGTCGGCCAGGTTGTCCATCCAATGACCGGCCCCGTCCTGAAACATCCATTCGTTGATCTGCAGCGGCGTGCCCGCCACGTCCGTATAGGTGGCAGGTTTGCCGATCGCTGCACCGAACTCGCGCATGAACGCCTGGGCGTATTGCTCGGGCGGCAGGCCGACAGGCAATACGGCATCCGGGCGCACGCGCGTGGCAGCCGGCAGTGGCGGCAGCTCTGCGCCGGCCGGCAGCGTCTGGGGCAGCGTGTCCATCGGCGGAGGCGTGAACGGCTTCGCCCATTGCGCGCCGGGGTTCGAGCCGAAGCCCGGATCGGGCAGCAGCTTCTTTCCGGTCGTCGGGTCTTTGTATGCGATCGCCGGCTGCTTCGTGCCAGATCGATCGACAACTTCGACCTGAACCAGACGGCCATCACTGTCGTACACCGGGCCGTGTTTGTCTTCGACCCATGCACGTGTGCGTGTGCGCACGCGGCAGCGGCACCGGTATCCGTTCGGCGGATAGAACGTCTGCCAGAATGGATCGTCGTACCGGTAGATCTGGCCGGCCAGGGCACGATGCGCCGGCCGCGTGCGGCTGTCGAGCACCGCGACATATTCCCAATATGGATGCGTGTCGACATGCTCGAGCTGCGTGGCGTACCGGCCGGCCATATAGGCCGACTGCATGTTCGTCTGGAAGATGGTGTCCAGTCGCCGTGGTGTCAGCCGCTTGCCCTCGATCTCGCCCGTGTCCTGGTCGACGATCATGCCTTTACCGAGCCAGCCTTTGCGTTCGAGGACTGGCGTGAGCTGTCGCTTGAACTCATCCAGCGTCGTGCCTTTTTCAAGCGACGTCGCGAGCGCCTGGCGGATGTCCTGGAGCACGTCGACCTTCATGACGCCCGCGACCGTGAACGCCCGCGCATGAGTCTCGGCCGCGACGTCCTGCCACCGAAACCCGATTTTGTAGCCCTTCGACTCGAAGTAGGCGATCGCCTTCTCCGGTGGCAGGCCGATGGCGTAGCCCAGGTCAACCGCCATTGACCCGCCCCCAAATGTCGGAGACGAACATCGCGCGCGCGAGCAGCTCGGCGAGCTCGCTTTCATCCATGTTCGGCTCGGCCGCGAGCAGCTGCTCGATCGCGTCGTCGGGAGACTGTCCGTTCCGGATCGCCATGATCACGGGCGCGAGCAGCTTCTGCATGGCTGCGTCGACCACGTCGGACGTAACCGATCCGGCCGCCTGGTCGAGCGCGTGCTGATCCGGATAGATGACCTCGCCGGCCTCGTTCGTCATCACGGCAACGTAACGGATGCGAGAATTCGCGGCCGTTTTGACACCGGTAGGCGCTCGGCCATCCGGCGTCTGGCGCAGCTCCGGCGGCACGATCATCTCTGGCTTGGGGATCGACAGCAGCTCGTCGCCGGCTTCCGGTTCCGGGATCGACAGCTTCTCATGCGCCCAGGTGCGCTTGACCTTCATCCCCATGCCGACCAGCTTCGGCAGTGCATTCGCGAACATTTCCAGGTCTGCGGCTTCACGCGTCTCGAACGTGAACTGCGGGCAGCGCAGGCGATCGATCTGGCCGCGGTTGAGGATGATCATCGTATAGATGAGGTCGCGCGTGATCGTGCTGGCCAGTTGCCTGGCGTCCGACGTCATCAGGTCATGGCGCACTTCGTTGTGGACGTTGCCGAGCGCATGCGTCGACGACTTGCCGTCTGCCTGGCTGGTCAGCGTGCCGCCCAGGATGACCTTCGATTCCGTGCGCTCACACCATTCAGTCATCGACATGTGCGGCACATGCGTCCCGTTCGACGCTTGCTGGAATTCGATCATCATCGATTCCGGAATGATGCCGGCCGCGTTATGGCCGATGCCGGCGACGGCAGCCAGCAACGCGTTTTTCTCGTCATCAGTCGAGCCGGACGGGTATTTGCCGACGCGCAGCGGCAGGCCATAGATTTCCAGGAACTCGGCCAGGTCGCGCACGCTGTAGTTCTTGAACAGGTACGGCCATACCAGGACTCGATGCAGACCGCCGCGTGCGACATAGCCGGACTTCGCCTTGTGGCGATGCACGACCCAACCAGCCGGCCAGAGCGGCAGGCCGTCGACATCCGCACCCCGAAGCCGGATCTGGTCGCGATCCGAGATCGGGTTCATGAACCAGCGCTGCGGCCGATGTTTGAACGCCTTCGGATACCAGAGCTTGCCGAGCTGCTGCCACTCGATTTCGAGCGCAGCGAAGCCGTGGCCGGTGGCGTCGAGGCAGTCCAGCATCATGTCTTCGAAGTTGGGCATGTCGTCGATCCACTCCCGCACTTCCTCGGTCAGCGCCTTCTCGGCCGCGCTGGCGTTGCGCGGCGGCTTGACGTCATAGTCGAGCGTCAGGATCACGCGCTTGCGTTTGCTCATCTCCGCGAAAATATGACCGTCTTTCTCTTCCATGTCGGTGAAGAGGTCGGACTGCTCGATGATCTGGCCGCGCTCGGCCGCGTCGAGCAGCTTGTGCAGGCGTGCCGGTGTCAGCCCGCGCGCCGGGTGCATCTCGAAGCTCTGCGTCAGCCAGCCGAGCTTCGACGTTTGCGGTTCGGCCAATACCTGACTGTCGATCGGGTTGCCGTTGATGTCGACGATCTTTCCCATATTTCCCTCTACCATGCCCCTTGTCCGAAGCGTCCGCCGAACGACGCTGCGTCTTTCGAATTACTGCCGCGCTTCGGCACGGCGATGTAACCGCCGGTCGCGAAGTGCGCGCGAGACTGCGCGATCATCCAGAGAATGTGCAGCGCCGTCAGACCGTCGAAGTGGTGATTGCCCTGTGGCTCGGGCCATTCGTCCAGCTCGGCGAGCAACGCGGTCAATCCGCTGTGGAACAGAATCGACGGCACGACGCGATCGGTGACATACGGTTCCAGCGAGTCGATGCGCAGCTCGGGCGCGACGGTGGCTGTCACGCCGACAAGCGGTAGCGGTACGCCAGCGCGCAACGCAGCCTTGATCAGATCTTGTCGCGCCCATTCGTAGGCGTTGTTGTTCTCGAAGCCGAACGCCAGGCATCCGAACTCCTGCTGTACCGCGATCAGATCGGCTTCGAGCTTCGACGGCACGCGCCGTTTGATCGCCGCATGGATGACGTGGAGCTTCCGGCTCGGCACGTCCAGTCCGCCGACCAGGATTGCGGACGGGTCGGACTTCTCGCCACGACCCATCGACGGGTCGCACGCGCCGAACATCAGCCAGGACTGCAGCCGCTGCACCCAAAACGTGATGTGCCCAAACACCTTGTCTTCCTCGGTGCGCGGGTCGCCCTGCATCTCGGTCGCGAATGCGCGGGGCGACTTCGCACGTTGACGCATCAGGTAGAACAGCGTGCGCACCGACGGCCACGACGTGACGGCGCCAGCGTCCATCGCCACCTGGTTGGCGAGATAGAACTGATGTGACGGAAGATCGGTGTCGGCGATCGCTTCACCACGCGCGGCAGCCGCTTCGATCGCGGGCTTGTCGTCGTTCAGCATCATCTCTTCGCACTTCTGCCACAGATCCATGTTCGTCGGCATCTGCACGATCGCACGGAAGTGATGGACGATATGGCCAATCGTGCGCTTCGCACGCGAGATCGGATCATCCTTGTCGAGCACCGTGCCGACACCGATGTACTTCACGCTGCCGTCCGGCGGGCCGAGGTAGTCGATCGCCTTTTCCAGCCACGTCCACCGATTCTGCCGTTCGGTCGGGCTCTTCGCCTCGGCGTCGGTGATCAGATCATCGCCCATCAGTACCTTCGGGCGGCTCGCGCCGTGGAACGTCCCGCGAATCGCCTGCTCGGCACCGAACGGCTCGACCTTGACGCCGTTCTTCGTGATGATCTCGCCGACCTTCCACTTCGGCCCCTTGCCGCACACGTCCGGGAAGTCGAGCTGGAGAGACGCGTTAGCAGTCAGCTCCGTTTTAACGACTTCGAGCAGCTTGGTCGGGAGCGATGTCTCGGCACCGAGCAGAATGACGTAGTCGAGGAATGACGGCGGCCCACCAGTCCAACCGACTTCACGCCGGACTTCCTCACGCTGCAGCAGTCCCTGCACGATGATGTACACCGTGCCGATCTTCGTACACATCGACGACTTCGCCTCGCCCCGTGACGCGACCCACCACTCGCGCGATCCGCCGGTCTGGCGCAGCAGCTTCGGGTACCGACGGCAGAAGTGCGCCTGGAACAGCGACGGCGTACCGCGAATGTGGTGCGGGAAGTATGTGTACGCGAAGAACTTGTAATCGCCGTCGACGAGCACACGTCGACGGCGCTCCAGGCGCGCGGCCGGTGACGGATCGAGGCCCGTCGCGTGGGCCTCGATGTCGCGCCGCAGTTCGGCCGCTAGTTCGGAAATTTCCTTGTGGAAATCCTTCTCGGTGAACTTCTGCACCATGTCAGTCCGCCTTCGCGTCGATCAGCGCCTGGTGGACCTTGTACACGTCGACACCGTCGAGCTGGTAGGGATTGTGCGTCACATAGATAACGCTTCCCGTAACTGTCTCGACAATCAAGCGCGTGTCGGAGTAGTGGCTGCTTTCGATTTTCGCACTCACTACGTGAATCGGATTAACCGCTTGATCGCGGGTCAGTTTAATCAGCATGTTGGAACCTCAACCGTAGGCAGTAGCCAGCTCGTCGCCGAACGGGCCGAGGACGTCGGCGAACGCACCGACGTGTTCCGGGTAACGATCCTTGATGAATGTCGCCAGGCGCTGCACCACACCCATCGCAATCGCCAGCTCGTTCGTCTCGGGCAGCACTCGTTTCGATGCGTTGATCGTCTTGTTGTATGCGTCGGCGAGGCTGGCCAGCATCGCGACCTTGTCGGCCGGCTTCATCTCCGCGCCATCGAGTTCTTCCATCGTTGCCTGGTACTGCGTGACCATCCCGGCGAGCATCTGGCGCGCTGCGCCCTCGATGCCGCCGCCGGCGAGCAGCTGCGCCGCCTGGGCCTTCTCCCAGTCGTCGCCAGCCACACGTGCGTCATCCTTCCAGCGCCGCGCGGTGGAATAGTTGACGCCGCTCTTCATGGCGGCGACTTCCAGCGACAGTCGGTCGAACACGAATGCCCGACGGACCTTGTCGCGAACTTCCTTCGAGTAGGCCATGCGCGTTACAGACCGAGCTTCGCGCGTGCGAACGAGATCCCCATCGCGACGATGCCGCCCGCGACCGCGCCAGCACCTGCGCCAGCTGCCGCGCCGTATTTGATCGCGCGCTTCTCAACCTTGGCCATCTGGTCTTTCAGTTCATCGACCCCGGCGTCGATCTTGCGCAGCATCTGCATTTCGGGGCTATCAACCGTGCTTTCGTCGCTCATTGCTTGTCCTGTTTTTTGTCCAGCTTGTTGTTAATCTCGGTCAGCTTCTGGTCGATGTCTCGCAGACCGTCTCGGAATTCGTCACGTTGCCCTTGATGTTCGGCTCGCGGAACATAGTCGCGCGCGACCATCTCGCGGAAGGCAGCGATCTCTCGCTGGATGCCGATGTCCCTGGCTTCGTTGTCTTCCATCTTCTTCTGCACGGTGCGAATCCACGACACGCCGAAGAGTTGAACGGCACCGAGCAGCAGCGTGATCACGCCCATGAAAATCGCAGCCGGATCGAGTGTCACTTGCACGCGTACCTCCGATTGATTGCCTGTTCGCGTCGCTCCTGGCATTCGATGCAGAAGCGGCACCCTGGCGCGGCGCGGCGACGTTCGTCGGGAATCGGCTCGCCACATGCCTCGTTCTGACAGAATTCCGCAGACTCGTCGGCGCTACGTGCGGGCCGTGTTGCAGCCGCGATCGCAAGCGCGCGATACTGTTCTTCGATGTCGCTCGCGTGGTCGAAGTCATCCATCTATTGCTTGTCCTCTTGCTCCGGAAGGGCCGCCTTTACACCCTTCAGTTTTAGTTCGGTTTTACGGGCGCGGGCGGCGTAGTCGACGAACCAATCGAGGACGTCTTGCTGTGATACCCCGGAGTCAGCGGCGGCATCGGTGTCGGAAGCTCCAGCAACGCTGCCGGAACCGGCGCGGACCTGCAGGGCACCGTCAGCACCGTCGGCGATGCCGGCTGCTGCGTTCCACACGCTGACAAAGCCGCGAGTGAACACACACCGATCAATAGTGACGACAGACGCAGCGGTCGAAGTACGCGGCGGGGGCGATACATGAGGTTGCGCAACAGCATCGATATGCTCCTTGAGGGTGCCGATCTGGGCCGTGGTCGCGCCCTGGTCGGTGAGGAATTGAACCTCGGCGTGCTGGCCGCGCAGCACGTTGTCGGCGTACTTGCCGAATGCCTGGCTCGCGGCCGTAGCGGATTCGCTCGCCTGCCGTGCCTTGTAGTCGGACAGCGCCTGGTTGCCTTTCGCTTCGGCGACGCCATAGCCGTGCTGGTACGTCGCGGCGAACGCGAAGGCGATCAGCGCTGCTGCGGCGATAGCCGCGACGACCTTCACGTACTTACTGATCATTTCCACTGGATGCCTCCTTGGGCGGGCGACCGCGCCACGCGCCGATCGCCTGGATGACTGCGGAGTAGCCGCCGACGCAGCCGAGATAGATGAGCCAGGTGTCGAACGTGAGCTGATTGCGAACGCCCTGGTAGACGAACATTCCGGTCGCGACCGCCGACGCAATGTTCGGCCAGAGCTTCGCGTGCGACAGCTTGCCGTCGTGGCCGGTGATGAGGTCGGCGAGGTGCATGGCGTCAGCTGGCCTTCAGGAACAGTGCGCGCTCGGCGAGACGGCGACGTGTCAGGCCGGTCATCGGCTTACCGTTCGCCTTGTTCCACAGCGGGAACTGGTCGGCCGCACCTGCGTAGTTCTTCGCGCGCAACATGCGCAGCAGCGTCGACGGGCCACCGGAACGCAGATACACCAGGCCGTCTTTGACGCCCGGCTTGCCAGTGCCGACGTTGAACACGAACGACACCAGCGCATCGAACTGGCCTTGTGTCAGTTCAAGGTCGAGGCCGTTGATGATGTTCTCGCGCGCAGCGAGATCCTGGGAAAACAGCGAGTCGGATTGTGCCTGGGTGATCTTCAGGCCGGGACGGACATCGGGGCCGGTGTGGCCGCGACCGATGGTCCAAGGTGCGCCGCCCGTTGCCGGGTCGGGATAGGCTTCGAGACGATCGTCTTCGAAGGATTCAATCAGGTCACTGCCTGCTGCGGAAACTCGTTGTTGCTTCATGCCACCCCCGGTTGGATGACATGAATTTACTTATAGGGTGGACGGCAAGCAGGCCTGTTTGTCGCCCCCTCCAATGATAGGCGGCAAACGATGCGCAGAGGATATTAGAGGAGTGAGAGCTGATTGTCAGCCGTATCGGAGGTATTGTCGACGGTGCCGAGAATCCGGCGAACCTGTCGATCGGTGGTGCCGAATTTGACGGCGAGCTTTGCAACGGCATAGTGGCTGCTGTGTTCCCGCGTGATGTGATCGAACTCCCGACGCAGGCTGCGGAACATCAGCTCCCGTTTAGCTTTCCAGCAAAGTGGGATTTCGAGGTCTTCACCACCGAATGCCTTGCACAGGTTCGTTGCGGCATCAGTACCGATCACCTCGGCCAGTTCCTCGAATCGTGCTTCGCCGTGACGATTCTTGCGGACAGGAATCGGAAACTTCCGTCCACCCATCTTCTCGACGAGCGTCAGGGTCGCATCCATGCCGATCAAGCGGACAAGTGTCTTGGCCAGCGGCGGGAAAAGATGCCGCACATCACGCAGATCGTCGTTCATACACGCTCCCTACGGTTCGCGTCGATCTGCAGCGCGGCGATCAGCTTGCCGAGCATCTCGCCGTCGCAGAACTCGATCGCGTCGACCTTGCAAATGCGTTTAACCATGCCGTTGAGGTACGACCAGGGCCGCCCCGATGCTGCGAGTAGCGCCTCGATCTTCTGCAGGCGCTGCGCACGCGAGCCGTCAACATTGGGACGACGGCCGGCCGGGCGCTTCGGTTGAAATCCGCAGCGCTCGAAATGCTTCAGCAGCTTGTGCGCGCCCTCCGGCGTCAGATCCTTTGCGGACCCGACGTCGGCCACGCTACGCAGTACCGTGCGGTACTCGTCGTCCGTCATCGCCAGTTGCTGTTTCGCGATATGGATCTTCGCGAGCGTCGTTTTAGCGATCAGCATCACGACCTCCACCAGCGCCGCAGCTCGCGACGGCAGAGGCAGACCAGGAACACGATGCCGCTCACGATGATGATGGCATCAGACATGGCCAAGCCTCCGCGAATCAGATGCACCGACGCCTGGACGAACGACTGCTGTCCGACCTTGTTCGACGCCGTTCCAGTGATCGTCGGTCGATCGCCGGCCAGCTACTTCGCGCGTGCGCGGCTCAAACTTGCGCGCGGCGGCATGATTCGCGCGCATATACGCGTCGATCATTGCCGTTTGTTCGTCCGTTCGCACTGCGTCGTGCATTTGCTCGCGGATGGCACATACCCATCCCTCGCAAAACTCATCGGCGCGGGCGGTCTTGTTCTTCGGTCCGCAGCGTCGAAGCTTGGCCTGGATGTAGTCACGTCGTGCGACGCGCAGTTGGCGGGCAAACACGTCGAACGTGTATTTCGCAACCTCGGGTGCAGGCGAGACGCCGATGAACATGTAGCCGCCGACAATGTCGGTACAGGCATCGTTGAGTCGACGAATGAACATCAGTTCGCAGCCGTATACGTCAGCGACTACGCCTGCGAGAGCAACCTCATATCGGACCGGCCGGCGAGCTGCGGCGCTCTTCGACCATTCCTCGGATGCGCCGGCCGCGAGCAGCTCGGGATGTTCGATCCCGAACTGTTCCATCAGCTTCTGTGCCTGGCGAAGTGCTGCTGCAGCTTCGTGCGGTTCGCTGGATTTCGACAGCGCAAGGCACTTACGGATTTTCTCGATTGCAGTTTTCTTATCCACGTTACCCTCGCTTTAACGTCTGCGATCTTCAAGTGCAGGATTGCTGCTCGGCATCACGACATCGTCCGGATCAACCATCGTCATCTGCAGTTCCGGACGCTCCTGGGCGATATACCGGTATCCCATATCGTGGTAGTGCTTGTCGCACTTGATCGCGTCTTGAAACAGCTTGAGTGCCTGCATTGCCTTGTCGGCATCCATCAGGTATTCCTGGTAGCCGATTCGAAGGCAGGCAACATTGCGACCACGCGTAGTGGTTTTTCTCGTCGCCATGGTCAGATCACCGCAAGGTCCAAGCTGATCGCGCGGTATTCCTCGGTGCCCTCGACGCGCTCATACAGACGAACGTAGGGCTTGCTGCCCGTGGGGCGGATGCTGTCGACGATCGCTCGCATTGCCTTCGTCCACTTCGGATCGTCGATCGCCAGGCGACGCAACGCGAGAATGCGGCCGGTGTTCACGTTGCCTTCCTTGTCGACCTGGAACGCTTCGTTGATCAGCACCTTGACCTTGTCGTTACTGCCTGCGGTCCATTCGCGCAAGCACTCGTCGATCAGTTCCTTCGCCGCCTGCAGGCGTTCGTCGAACTGGAGGTGTTCGGCGATCTGGCGCACGATCTTGTACTGACCATTGAAGGTGATGAGCGAAATGTTGCCCTTCGCGCCACCGACCTTGACGCCATACTGTTCGTGGCTCGTTTCGACGAAGGCTGCGATGTCACCGAAGGCTCGCGCCTTGAATTCGGCCATGGACGACTGCAGGCGCTTCGCTTCGTCGATCAGCGACGTGATGGTCTGATCACGAAGTTGGTCGATCGGCGCGATCATCGACTCGGGAACGAGACGGCCCCGCGCATCCATCACCCAGCCCGCCGGGATGTGTTTCTTGGTCATAGTGTGTCCTGGTATGAAAATGGTGGCGTCAGTGCGTCGTGCGAATGGCGTCGCTCTCGATCGCCTCTTCGAGCTTTTCGCGAAGACGCTCGCGGGTGCCGAGGTAGGTATCGCAACACGCAGCGACTGCATCGGCGTCCGACCGGATGTGTTGCTTCAACACGCCTTCGATGAAGCCGGCCATCTGGATGCCCGTCGCGTTCAGCTTCGCCATCAACATGCTCTGCTCGACAAGTTCCGTGTTCACGCGATGCAGCTCGCGGCGCAAGTCTTCGATCGTGTTGAGCTTTTCGGGATGGGTGATCGTCGGGCCGATCATCACAAGGGCTTCGATCGTCATGCCTGTTCTCCCGCAATCGCGTCGACGTTGATGCAGTCGACGAACTTCAGCAGGCGTGCCGTTTCCTCGCGCGTCAGGTCGACCGTTTTCCGCCCCTTCGTGATCGTCAGCCGACCAGCCGTAGAGAAGCCGCAGACGAAGTCGCCGGGGGCGGCATCGCGCGGGGTGAAAGCAACCTGTTTTCGCGGCGCTTTTGTCATGGACTGAATCGTGCCGTCGAACTCCTTCACCAGTTCGTCACTGGCGAAGTAGAGATTGATCGGCGACGAGCCGTCCATGGGCTTCTTTTCGCAACGCACTTGCCCCTTGTTGATGTACGGTTGAATGCGCGGCTGGATGTCTTTCGAGTCCATGTCGAGCAGTTCGGCGAGCTGCGAGCCAGCCAAGCCAGGATGATCGATGATCGCCTGCAGGATCTGTTTGATAGTTGCCATGGTCATTCCTTCAAGAGAGGGTTTGCGTTGCTTTGATGAACTGGCGAGCGGCTGCGATCGACCGCCAGAATTCTTCGGTTGGTTTCTCGCCGATGAGCTGGCGAGCGGCCGATACTGCTGCGGATGGCGTTTTACCGCCTGCGACACGCATGCCCGTGCCGACATGCGACACAACGTAGGCCGGTTCGCCTCGCGTGGAGGCGAGCGGATTTGCATGAGAGGCGAACAGCTCGGTCTTGTATTGCGGAAAGTCGAGGCGCTCGCCATCGACCTCGATACGCCGAAAGCGCTCTCCCGATTGATCCTGGGCAATGATGTGAAAACGCATGTCAGTGCCCTTGTTCGGTCCACAACACGCGGATGTCACCGACCTTGAACTGCCCCGTGCGGTAGCGGTTGTTGTCGCTGACACCGGTACGGTAGTAGGTCGCTTCGCCGGCCTCGACCATGCGTGCGCACTCGCTGCACGTCTGGATCTGGATGGTCGGCTTCGAGCCGTTCGAGAACTCGATGCCGATCACCACGAAGCCGCGCTCGGTGAGCGTTTCGATCGTCGAGGCGATGCGCAGCGCCGCGAGCTGCATGATCTGATTGATGTTGACCGTGCCATGTGTGGATACTTTGGCGAGGGATTGCGGATTCACTTCGACTCTCCTTTAACGGGGCGCAGCGGGCAGTTGCGGCACGTGCGCCAGTGGCTCAGTTCCATCGGGTTGTTGATCGGGGCGCGGCGATTGGCGAAGGACACGCATACCGTCAGCGAGATCAACTGCCCGGTATGCGTGCACTGCACCTGGCCGAACGTCTTCAAGACGCGGGCGGCGACGCGATCGGTTTTGCCGGGGTATTTGCCCGACAGGACAAGCGAAACAGTCGTGCGCGAGACATCGAGCAGCTTGGCCACGTCGGTTTGCGACGTCGCTTCGACGGCTTGGCGAAGCATGGCGAGCCAATCCGGATCAGCATGTGTCATGGTCCGGCTCCTCTTGCCACACGATCTTCCCGAGGTTCGGGTCGTAGACCGATTTCGTGCGCTGGATCATCGGCGGGCGCGGGCCGGTGTACTTCGACGCGATCAGGCGATACCGCGCCTGTTTCGCGCCCTTGCCACGAATGAATGCGTGGCCCGGATCGACGATCGTCAGGTAGCCGGCGTGCGACAGACATTTGACGTAGGACTGCGCCGTTGCGTCGCTGATTGAGACGTCGGGGGTTGACGCGCGCATGGCCAGCTCGCGGGGCGTGAAATCGCCCATGATCCGCATCGTGCGCCACATGTTTTCGTTGCCACGCGACTGCATGACAGGCTGACCCTTGCGATCGAGACGCGGCGCTTCGACGCCGACATCGCGGACGAGGCGATAGTGCTTCCGATCGCTGATCGCCTTGCGCTCGCCGATCGGTTCGATGAAGCCGCCGCGTTCGAGAATCTGCAGATACGTATGGACGGTCGCCTTGTCGATGTCAGCGGCTCGGACGATGCTGTACGGTGTGAAGTCGTCGCGCTGGCTGCGAATGGCTTCCCAGATACGCTGGCGCGGACCCTTGCCGCCGGTCAGTTCGAGGTGTGCGGGCTTTCTAGGCATGCTCGAACCCTCCGGTTGCGCCGGCGAGGAACGCCAGGATGACGACGTGGAACAGCGCCCAGGCAGACAGCGCCGTCCAGGTGAGCAGCTCGATCCAGTCGTGAGCGATCAGGCAGCCGACGATCAGGATGATCACGGCGGCACCGGACACGATCATGATGAGAAGATGGATGCGCTCCGCCGCACGGGCCATCTGCGGTGTGGTGATGTGGTCGCGTTCGTACATATCGATCACCTCACGCGCGACGCTTCGGCGCTTCGCCGGTGTACAGCTCGCGCTTACCCCATTGTGCGAGGTCCATCGCATCCTTCCCGGCCATCAGCGCCTCTTCCTGGATGCGTTCGAGGTTGACGCAGACGCGGCGCACCGAGCCATGCGATAGCTCGACCAGGCGCGTCAGCAGATCGTCCGCGACCTGCACATGACGGCAGTAGAGGCTGGCGAGCTGGCGTGCGTCGTCGGTCGTGACAGGCTGCGCCGGAACCCAGGCCAGGACGCGGCCGTGCATGCGTTCGTACCGCTTCAGCTTTGCCGGCAGCGCTTCTTCGCCGATCATGAGAATGGGTGCCTGGCTGGATTCGTACAGGTCACGGACCAGCTCGACCGCGTTGCGGTCGACCAGGTGGTCCATCTCGTCGATGATCAGCGGCCGGCCGCTCGACGCGAGTTCTTCCGCGACCTGGTCGGCCATCTCCGGGATGGTGCCGGCCGGCTTGATCCCCATCTCGAAGAGGATCGCCTTGAGGAAATGCTTCTTCGTCCACACCGACTTCGCCTGCACATAGCGAGCGCGGCGGGCGTTCGCGACGAAGTTCGCAGCCATGCTCTTGCCGTAGCCGGACGGGCCGTAGAAGCACACCAGGCCAGGCAGGTTCGCGCTGCGCGAAACGGCGCGCTCGATGGCGATGTCGCACAGGTTCAGGTTGGTGATCTGCGCGATGCCGCCGGCTACGGGTTTGAGCGTGGATTCGAGTTGTGTCATGATTTGTCCTGTTGGTCTTACAGCTGGCTGGCGAGCTGCAACTCTTCAGCCTGTTCCGCGCGGCGCTTTTGCGCCGCGAATTCTTTAGTCAACGGGTACGTGCCGTACCACCGCAATTCGTCCTGGTCGGGTACACCTCCTGTTTCAATGTGTTGATGGACAGCTCGCCACCGGGCGAACCGCTGTTCAGCCGATTCCGGCAGTTCAAAAATCTCAGCCGTAATCGCGACTGGCGCGGGCTCGCTTACGCGGATGGGAGTGGTGCTGATCTCGATCACCGGCTCGGCGTCGACGAAGCGGCGGTTGAGCGCATCGCGCGTGATGTCGCCGAAGCCTGGGATCGTGATGACCTCGGGCGTGTCGAGCGTGAGCGCCGGCTGCCCGATCCGCTCGGCTTCGACTTCGTCGAGCTTCACCTGCAGGCGCTGCGCACGTGCATCCGCGCGCTTCTCGCGGGCCTGCTCTACATACGACAGCGGCATGTAGTGGGCAGTGTTCGCGCCGGCCTCGGCCTTGCAGATGAACCGACCCGTCGCACCTTCGTAGACCCACACGAACTTCGCGTCGTGAATGTCGTAGGCAACGTGGACCGTCTCGCCGTGGAACTCTTCGAGCAGGCCGCTGAAGTAGTGGTTGTTCAGCAGGCGCACCTCGCCGCGCTGTACGGTGCGCTCGATGCGCGGGCGGAACACGCGATCCGCTTCGTCGGCTGCGAGCGTGACCGGCTGCCAGCCCTTCGCTTGAAATGCTGCGAACGCTTCATCCGGCGACATGTGGCGACGCCGACCATTCGCCGGATCGTTCGTCATCGGCAGCGAGCGATGTGGGCGGGCGTTGTACGCATTGATCTGGTCGTTGCAGAACTGCATGAACGTGTCCCATCCCATCAGCGGCATCGCTCCGCCGTGCTTGATCGCACCGCGCGTGACCTTGAAGTGCGCCAACTTCGCTTCGCGATCCATAGGCGCACCCATATAGCTGGCGAGCGTCTTGGCTCCGGTGACCCACAGCGTCTGGTGAAGGCGTTCGATCACGCCGCGCGCCTGGGAGTTGTACGGCAGCGAGTGCGACACCTCGAAGCCGAGCTGGCCCGTGATGCCAGTGCCTTCGGCCTGCAGCATCGCGTTGGCATAGCCCGATCCACGGTCGACATAGAAAATGGCGAGGACGCCGTTACGCGTCGAGGCGTGGCGCAGCGCGTCCAGCACCGCGATTGCCGACTCGGCCAGGCCGATTGAGAAGCCGACAGCGCGACGTGTGGCGATGTCTACGATCGTCGTGATCTCGGGGCGGAACGGTCGTCCGTGCAGCGGATGCTGCACCTCGGCGTCGAACGTGTGGCCGTCCGCGCTCCATACGTCATTCGGCAGCAGCTGGTCGAACGTGCGACGGATGAACGGTCGAATCGTTTTCAGCTCGCGTGCGCCCATGCGGCCGGCTTCGACGGCGACCTTGCCGACCTTGCCGAGAAAACGGCGCACCTGGTGGATCGTCGGGAACTCCCAATCGCGATCACGCATGCGGTACGCAGTCTCGAATTCACGATAGGCCAGCTCGACCGATGGTTTCTGCGGTTGCTGATAGTGGGCGAGAAATGCTTTCGCCCATGCCGGTACCGTGAAATCAGTGTGGGGTAATTTGGGGGCGAGGGTGCCTGTCTTGGCCTGTCCAAGGTACCGTTTCAGGGTACGGACGCTCGGGAAGCCGTCCCCCTTCCGACCACGCTCATCTCGGGCAGCACGCAGCATCATGACGAGGTGATCGTCCAGCGTGCCGGCCTTGGCCTGCGTCAACAACGTCGTCATTGCCGCTTCGCGCGAGACATGGCACTGCGCCATGATGCGATCCAGCCAGGTCAAAATCCCGTGACGAGCGTCAGCGCGCAGGCGCTGTGCGTCGGTATTGACAAGCTCCAGTTGGCTCGCAACCCGCACCATTGGGCTCGCGACAGGCAATGCCCCATATGACACCAACTTCTCAGCAGCGCGTTTGCGCAATTCCGCTTGCGCCTCGACAGGCAAGCTGTCAAAGGCGTATTCCAGGCCCTTACCCTTGGATCGGCGGCGAGCGCCCCATTTGTCGCGGGTGGCGCTATAACGCACACCCTGTTCCGTGCCAGGCATGCCAGGCAAGCCGAGCGTCGCAAGTTCCGGCGCGCTGTAATGTGACTTGAGGATTGGCGATTGACGTTCCATCAGTCGGCCTCCGACTCGAACAGCAGTTCGGGGGCTCGATCCTTCATGACGTTCTCGCGGTGGTATCCGGCGTGCGCCATCGCATGCGTGAGCGCTGTAGAAGCTTCAGCCTGTTCGCGGCCAGACGCGTAATACCGGCACAGAACAGCAGCAGCCTCTGCGAAGGCGGCCTGCAGTGACGCAAGATCCACGACGCCGGGCCGGCGGCCGGTCGGGATCTCAATTACGATCCGCCGCCCATCGGCGATGCACAGGTATTCGCTGATGAAGCGTGCTCCGCAGAACTCTTCGAACTGCCGCACGCGGTTCAGAGGCATTGATGTATCGGCCAACCAGCGGTACATGGTCTTCAGCTCAACACCCATCAGATCCGCCAGCACCTTGGCTGGCCTGCGACGCTCGGCCGCGTATTCAACACACAGCTCAAATGCTTCGCTAAGGCTGGTGGCGTGCAATGATTTCCAGGTCCGTTTTCTCATCGTCGTGTCCGGCAGTTCGAGAATCGCGGCGATAGCGCGCGGGTATCGGGGTGCGTACGATTCAATCCATCGCCAACACGGCGTGGCGTTCGCGACGGGGTACACAAACAGGCGCAGACGGTGACAAAACGGGCGTAAAATTGCGTTTCTCGTATCGGCTCGGCCAGATGGTTTCGGGTGTGACGCCGATTGCGGCGGCGATGATGCGCTCGGCCTTCGGATATGAACTGTCGAACGCCTTACGCAGCGCGCTCGCGTTGCTGTAGCCGCTCGCTTTTGCAAGCCGAAGAATGTTCCAGCCCTTTTTTTCAAGGGCGTGTTTGATGTCCGCCTTGTCCCAATCCGAGGTGGATTTTTTTGCTGCGGCAGATGTGTTCATTTGCTCACCCATGTGGCTAAACATATGAACGCAATGGTAGCCATATTGTTTCGACTAAGCAATCGAAAATTTGCTGTGCTCCGAAATTTTCTTTTCGTTTTCGGCTCGTCCCGATCATTTTTGTTGGGCTAGATGCCAAATATCTTTTCTGATCAAGAACTTATGAAAGATTCGAAAGCCGAAGACCAATCGGATGTGTCGCTTTCGTTTCTCGCACCTGGAATCGAAAGCAGGATTGATGAGCTATGCCGCCAGATCGGCGGCCGAGAACAGGCTGCGCTTGCGGCTGGGGTGTCAGCCGTGATGTTGCGCCGGTACATCAAGGGTGAAAGCAAGCCTCCGTTTGAGGTCATCGCGAACCTTGCGGGTCGAGCGAATGTAAGCCTTGACTGGGTTGCGTTCGGAGATAAGCGCCGGCCTGCAGATGCACCGAAGTCAGAGGCGCCTCCCGTAGACGACGTTCTGCGTGACACGCTCGGGAACATTGTCGATAGCTCTGAGTTCGTTTTTATCCCGAGGTACGGTGTGAAAGCGGCGGCCGGTCACGGCCAGTCGATCACCGACGAGGCTCCTACGCATGCAATGGCGTTTCGACGCTACTGGGTCGAGAATTATTTAAATGCGAAGGCGGCCGACCTGTCCGTCCTCTCAGTGAAAGGCGACTCTCAGCAGGGGGTGCTGAACGACCGGGATGTGATACTGATTGATCGAAGCCAGACTTCAGGGTCGGCAGGCCTGTATGTGTTGCGGATTGACGGCGAGATCATTGTGAAGACCCTGCAACGCCTACCCGGAGGCATTCTCGAGGTGAGCAGTGCTAATCCGGCATACAAACCGTTCGAAGTGAATGCGTCCCAACCACCAGACGATTTCGCGATTATTGGCCGTGTGGTGTGGTTCGGGCGACAAGTCTGA